TGCTGATAAGACTCTAAATTAGGTGTTCCAGGAGAAGCAGATTGTAATAAACTTTGCGATGATACAGAGAATGTATTATTTTGATCAACATTAAATTGCATTGGCACTGTTGATATTGCAGGAGTCTGTGGTTGAACTACTGCTGGTGCGGGAGTTGTTGCTGCTGGCGCTGCAGCAGGCGGCGCTGGTGTTGGTGTTGGTTTACCAGATACTGCAGTAGGTGTTTGTGGTTTATCTTTTTGAGTCATTCTATAACCTTCCAATCCAAGTCTTGCGATCGCTGCTGGAGTCCCAACAAAAGGAAGCATCGATGCTGCACTTAAGGCTGCTCCACCATAATCACCCCGACTAAGATCATATGCTGTTCCAAGACCTCCAGCGACTATATTAAAACCTGGTACAAATTTACCAGCACCTTTAAGAAAATTTCCTGCTCCTCGAAGTAATCCACCACCTCTTCCAATATTAGACATTCTCGTCATTAAATTTACATCACCAGTGATAAGAGGTCTTGCACCTGCTCCCGCTCTTGCAGCATTTGCAGCCGCTGATCCTGCTCTTGCTCCACCCCCAAATATTCTAGCCAATGCACCACCGGCAGCTCTAAATGGAGCTAAAACAATTCTTGCTGCCATTCCTGCTATTCTTAAGGTTAATCCCGTAATCGTTCTCATTAAGAGACCAAATCCAAGATTAATTGCTGCAAATGCTCCTAAAGAAAATAGAAGGTTTTTAATAAGTGAATTTTTAATTTCTTCTAGTCTTTTAGTATTACCAGAAGTATATGCCTTTAAAGTTTCAATTCCTTGATTTGTTAACCACCCAAAGAATAAAGTTGTCATCGCACCCATGATGCGTTCAAATAATCCACCAATTTTTTGTTGAAGATTTATAATTGGTTTAGCGAGGGCACCAGTAATTCTTCTCTCAAGTAAATTTTCTCTTCCCTCTCTTATTTTTCTTTCATTTAATTTTCTTTCTGCTTCTTGCTGATCCTTAATATTTTTTTGCTCTATCGCACTTTCACCTTGAATACTTTTTAATAAATTATTAATATTAGTACCAAGATCTCGAACATTTACGCGAACGACATCCAGTATTGGTTGAATAGCACTTACAGATTGTTGAGTTTGTTGAATCTGTAAATTTTGTGCTCTATCAACCAAATTGGTTTGAGGTCTTACAACTATAGCTCCGCCACGCTCTGTCGCTCCACCACCACCGCCACCAAATCCAGATACTCTCGTACTTCTAAATATTGCCTTTCTTCTTTCCGACGACAAATAAGATCCCGTGGTAGGATCAACCCCAGTTTGTGCTATTGTAAAGGGATCAGCCATTCGATTGGTTCTTTAGATTTTCTTCTTCGATATATTGTTGGAGAAGAGTAATATAAACTTCCCTTTCCCAAGGAATCATATTTTCCAACTCTGTCAATGAATATTTATGGTGCTGAATGAGAGCAAAGTTAGTTTTGTAGTATGACGCAAGATCTTCATGCGCCATTGCTAGGCGAAAAAACTTGTTAGTCCCTCCAGAACAACTTCACTTTCTACTCCAGTATTTGGGTTTTTAACCGTAAGTACATGAGAAAGTTTAGGCATCGTTTCAAAGAATTTTTCAATTTCTTTAAATTGATGGGATGTTAGTTGCTCAAGAAAATCTTTCAACTCTTTTTTTGTCGAGTCAGATGCTGCCCACGATTCTTCTTCACTATAAATTTGTTCGATACAAGAACAAATCATATCAAAAGTATCATCAACAGAAATTTCACTACCAGCAGTAAAATTATTTTTAATAAACTCCTGCATTGATGGATATCTCATTCTCAAAGTTAAAGTATCATCAAGTTTAATATCTCTAGAGTGATCTTCTCTAAAATTTACTTTGATTTCATCAAGATTAACGCTCATTGGAACTTGCGTCTTCTCATCATCTGGACATGTAATTAAAATATCGACATTTTCTCCAACTGATTTACCACGAATATTCAAAAACAAATACTCAATATCAAACGTCGCTAAATCATCAACTTTAATACCACGTGTAATAATACAATTTGTAATTACTGTTTTAACTGCTTCAGCAATTTGCTTTGGATCCTCGCTCTCCATCGCAAGAATCAGAATTTTTTCTTCTTTAACTAAAAATGGGCGATACTTAACGACTTTTTTTAATGAAGGGACTTCCAACTCATATGTTGGAGTAGAAATTTTTGGTAAAGGCATAATGACCTATAGAACTTCAGTAAAATTATTTAGAATAGAGATTCGGAGTTTGCTTGAGAACCTAATGGATTTTGAGACAATGAAGTTGCCGACGCTTGTAATTCGGTAGTATTATCCACCCCAAATTTAGCATTTTGGAAAACATCATCTGCAGATGAAATATTTTGTTGATCTGTTTGACTTTGATTAGGATTTTGATTATTGCTATCACCAAGGACTGACTGACTAAATGTGCTTGTTTTTCCTGCAATATAACGATCATAAGAAAATGTTGTCGATACTTTTAATGTATCAGAGTTTGAATAACTGACTTGTAGGGAACCAATGTTTCTCGGATAAAATCCACGAAAATTATATTCAATTTCTTTTTGATAATCTCGATCAAATTTGACAATTTTAACAGCATTTGCTTTGTAATTATCAGGGTATTGCATCCTGATAAAATAACCTTCCTGATTTTGATTGATAACTGGGGTATTGCTTGGATCATCATGAACAAACGATCCACTTGCAATATATTCCATCCAAGTTTCTAAAAACAAAAGCATTTTATAGTTTTTATCAACGTAAAATTCGAGTGTTATATCATCATATTGTCTCGTATGGACAAATTTTTCTCGAATGCCCATGAAGTTTGAAATTTCATTTGAAGCTAAATTAGTTGTTGGTAAAGATGCACTATAACAAAGAAGTCCTGCATTATTGTATATAAAACTACTATCAATGCCCTTTTTTAAAAGATAACTGCTTAATTTATCTGGAAGCGAACCAAACTGAACTTCATAATGAGAAGTTTGCGCTAGATTTGTTAAGATTGGTTTGATATCCGATATTCTACGGGGACTTATTGCCACTCTAAATACCTTATATGAGTCTTATAGTATAAGTATTTAGATGTCTTATAAAGGAAAATATAAACCATCATACCCAAAAAAGTATAAAGGAGATCCAACAAATATCATTTATAGATCACTTTGGGAACGTAGATTTATGGTCTATTGTGATACAAATGAAAGAATATTAGAATGGGGAAGTGAAGAAGTATTTGTTTGGTATAAATCACCCATCGATGGCAAAGCACATAGATATTTTCCTGACTTTTACATCAAAGTTCAAGAAGCGACTGGTTCAATTAAAAAATATCTAATTGAAATTAAACCACAAAGACAAACAGTTCCTCCAACAAAACCTCAAAGACAGACAAAAAAATATATTAGTGAAGTTTATGAATATGCTAAAAATCAATCAAAATGGGAGGCAGCAAGAGAATGGTGCGCTGATCGTGGATATGAGTTTAAAGTTATTACAGAAAACGAACTCGGTATCAAATAATGCCAAGAAAGACACTCCAACAAAGAAGTAAAGATTATAATCGTATTTCCAATCTCGTAAAGAATTTAATTGGAATAGAAAGTGCCGATGATCTAATGATTGAATTGATGAATATTATCCCAGAAACCAAATCCCCCCCAGTCGCTGGTAAGTTTTATATTTTTGTTTATAATGCCAAAACTCCAAATATGAGATATGATCAAAATCCCCTTGTAGCAGTAACAGACGTTTATAAGTGGGGATTTAAAGGTTTAAATTATCATTGGGGAGAGGTTAGACAATATACTTGGGACGAAGTAGCAGGGGGAATGTATGAAGTTTATAAAAATGAAATTGAAGATCTAAGAAGATTGCCTTTTGGGAATATTAGAACTAAATAATTAGAAAACGTAAATGGCAGATACGCTAAGATATCCGTTAAAAATGCTACTTGATAATCAAGATTATTTGAAAATAACTTGTGTAAAATATCAAGCACCTGGGATTAACATTAATTATGGCACCGATGGTAATTTTAATTTACCAAGTTCAGACGATACCTATAGCTCTATAAATCCACAGTCAATAGAAGGAACGATTATTTTACCAATTCCAGATAATCTTCCACCAACTGTCAGTAGCACTAATTGGGAAGCGAGTACTTTTGGACCTTTAGAAGCAGGACTTGCAAGAGTAGGAGAAGCGACTGTTGCAGGAAGTCCAATTCAAGGACTTGCAGAAGCTGTCACACAATTAAATAATCTTGCAAATGCTGCACAAACTGGAATAGGGCAAAAAGCAGTTCAAACTGCTTTTATATCTAAAGCCATACAGCAAGTAACCGGACAAAATCAAGGTGTAAATCTCTTAGGAAGACAAACTGGTGCCGTTTTTAATGAAAACACCGAATTATTGTTTAGAGGTGTAAAAATGCGTGAAGTATTCCAATTTGCATTTGAAATGACACCAAGATCTCAACAAGAAGGAGAACAAATTAAAAAAATAGTTCGTTTCTTTAAAAAACAAATGTCTGCAAAGAAAGGAGCAAGTAGCGGAGCTGCTGCAGGTTTATTTCTAAAGGCACCAAATGTTTTTAAGATTGAATATATGAGTGGTGCAAAAGCTCACCCATATTTAAACAGATTTAAAATTTGTGCTCTTACAGATTTAAGTTTTACATTTAATGGATCTAATACCTATGCAACATATGCTGATGGAACACCAGTTCATATGCAATTAGGATTATCATTCCAAGAACTTACACCAATTTATGATACAGACTACGACAAAACAGATGGTTTAGGAGGAGTTGGATACTAATGACTTACTTTAGAGAACTTCCAAATATAGAGTATCAATCATTTTTATCAGATGTAAAATCATCCGATCAATATCTCGTAGCTAAAAATCTTTTCCGTAGAGTTAAACTTCGTGATGATTTGCAAAATGTATTTACTGTTTTTGACAAATATCAAATTCCAGATGGTTCTAGACCAGAACTTGTTGCAGAAGAACTTTATGGAAGTGTTCAATATGATTGGGTAGTTCTAGTATCCGCAGGTATTACTAGAATTAGAGATCAGTGGCCACTTTCTGACAAACAAGTTTATGATTACTCCGAAGAAGTTTATGGGGATAAAATCAATGCAGTACACCATTATGAAACAACAGAAGTCAAAGATTCTCAGAATCGTTTAATTCTTCCAGCAGGACGGATTGTAGATGAAGACTTTAAAATTTCATATTATGATAATGGAAGTCTTTATACAAATGAGTCAACTTTAGGAACAAATATCATTAACATTGCAAATCCAGTTATTGGGGTTTCTAACTATGAGTATGAAGTTCTTAAAAATAATGAAAAAAGAGGAATATACGTCCTCAAACCAATTTATTTACAGCAAGTGTTGAATGATACAAGAAAGGCAATGACCTATGACAAATCATCACAATATGTAAATGATAAACTGATTAAAACAGAAAACACTAGTGCATTAGCGCCATAAGAGTTCTAGATTCTTATCAAAAATCATCACATATCGGTGCTTGCGGGAGCGGTCTTTCCATTCTCCTGCAGCACCTTTTACTTTTCCACGAGAGTGTTTAGTTCCATCTGAATAATAGAAATCTTTTTTAGGGTCTGTGAGACCTGCATATTTAAAATTACAAGCACGATAAATTGTACCAGAATGGTAATCTGAATCAGCATAAGAAATGATTGCTTTAACTTCAGTATCTTTCCGAAGTTGTCTA